CCTCTGGTTCCGGCACTGCAGGTGGCGCGGCAGTTTGACCAGTTGGCGGATGCCACGCTGATGGCGGCCATCGTGCAGACGCTGTTTGCGGTGACGATCACCTCCGACGAGCCGACGGAACAGGTGTTGCAGGGGCTGCTGACGCCACAAGAACAGGCGCAGATGCTGGCGCAAGGCATATCGCCGATGGAGGCCTATATCGAGATGGTCGCAGGATATTACGACGGCAGCACGCTGGATGTGGGGATCAATGGCCGCCTGGCGCATCTGTTTCCGGGTCAGGAGCTTAAGTTTCACACCAGCAACCACCCGTCTTCGGATTATGCCGCCTTCGCCATGCATCTGCTGCGCGAACTCGCGCGCTGTCTCGGGCTGACCTATGAAAGTGCGACGGGCGACAATGTGGGGGCGACCTATTCCTCGCTGCAGGCGGCCACGACAGAGATCTTTGCCATCACGAAAGCCCGGCGTCGCAACATCATGGCGCCGTTCTGCCAGCCGATCTTTGAGGCCTGGCTCGAGGAAGAGATCGAGGCGGGAGCCCTGCCGTTCCCGGGCGGGATTGCCGGGTTCATGGCCAATCGCACCGCTGCATGCCGCGCGGAATGGCGGGGTGATCCGCGCCCGCAGGCCGATGATCTGAAAAAAGCCAAGGCGCATGAGGTCTGGAAGCGCCTTGGTGTGATGTCGGACGCGATGATCTGCACCGATCTCGGGGCCGATGTGGACGATGTTTACCAGCAACTGGCGCAGGAACAGGCGCTGCGGGCCGAATACGGCCTGCCGGAGCCGCAGATGATGGGCGCGCAGGGCGGTGGACCGAGTGCCGCTGTCGCAGATGAACAGGACGAAACTAGTGGTGAGGCGGAGACATGACCATCAGCATTGACGATGCCGATCCCTGCGCGGCGGCCGCCAGCCTGCGGCAGGTCTATGTCCGGCTTGTCGCAGGTGAAGGGGCCATGGAGGTGCGCTTCCGGGCGGGATCGAACGGGGTGGAACGCTCGGTGACCTATCACCGGGCGCATCCAGACCGGCTCTTGGCCGTCCTTCGCGGCTTTGAAGAGCAATGTGCCCAGCAACAGGGCCGTGGCCCGCGGCGGTTTGCGCTTGGAACAGGAGGGGTGCGATGACGGAACCGCCCGATGTTGAACACTCTGCGGTGGCGCAGGCGGGGCCGACGCTGGCACAAATTGCGGGCCGCGTGTTGAACCGGCCGCTGCTGCTGCACCCGGACAAGGCCGATCTGATCCTGCATGTGCTGCAGGGCCGGATTGGGATCGAGCCTATGAGCCTGCCGGGGCCCGAGGCCAACCGCTTTGTCGGCAGTTACCGCCGCGACAACGGCAGCGTCGGTTCCATGCGCGTTGCAAACGGTGTTGCCATCCTGCCCATCGTGGGCAGCCTGGTGAACCGCGGGGCCTGGATCGGGGCCAATTCGGGGCTGGTCTCCTATGAAGGCATCGCCGCGCAGCTGCGCGAGGCGCAAGCCGACCCGGATGTGCGGGCGATCCTCTTAGATATCGACAGTCCCGGCGGTGAGGCCACGGGCATGTTCGCGACAGCCAACCTCGTTCGCGCTGTGAACCAGGTGAAGCCGGTTCTGGCCTTCGTCAATGATGTGGCCGCCTCGGCCGCCTATGGCATCGCCAGTGCTGCGCGCGAAATCATCGTCTCGCCCACCTCCATGGTCGGCTCCATCGGTGTGGTGCTGACCCATCTCGACCGCTCGGGCGAGCTGGAAGATCGCGGCGTGAAGCCGACGCTCATTCATGCCGGGGCGCATAAGGTCGACGGCAACCCGTTCGGACCGCTGTCGGACGCGGTGCGCGCGGATCTGCAGGCCGAAGTTCTCAAAATATATGATCAATTCATCGGCTTGGTCGCGGAAGGTCGAACTGGTCGCATGACTGAGCAGGCGATCCGCGCCACAGAAGCCCGCACCTATCTTGGCGCGGATGCCATTGCTCAAGGTCTCGCCGATCGCATGGCGAGCCTGGACGAGGTTATCGCCACGCTTTCGCAACCGCCCTCCGTGGCAATTTCCCAGAGAAAGGGAGGACCCATGACCAGAACCATCCAGAACGAGGCGCCCGCGAGTGACGTCTCGGCCATTAGCCCAGCCGACCTGCAAGCGGCTGTCGATGCCGCCCGCACCGAGGCGCATACCGCCGGTGTCACCGCTGGCAAAGCCGAGGCCACGTCCCGCATCAAGTCTATCCTGACAGCGCCCGAGGCCGAAGGCCGGGAAGCCCAGGCGCTGGTTCTGGCGCTTGAAACCGAGATGTCGGCTGTGGATGCAGCGAAAGTTATGACGGCGTCCCCCAAGGCATTGGTCCCCACGACGATTGCCGACCGGGCCGCACACGAGACTGAACTCGGGGCTGAAACCCCAGCAGATCAACACAACCGCGCCGAGCGCAGCGTGGCGGGGTGGTCCAAAGCCATCACCCACGCCAATGCGCGCTTTGGCTGAATAAGGGAGAAGGACCATGACTGTTCTCACAGAAGGCCGCCATCCCGGCGAATTCCTGATGAGCGAGGCCAATGGCCAGCGCTCCCGGGAAAATATCACCATCGCCAGCGGTGCGGGCATAATTGCCCCGGGCACCGTGCTGGGCAAAATCACCGCCAGCGGCAAATATCTGGCCAGCGCTATCGGTGCCACCGATGGCAGCCAGACCGCGGTGGCCATCGCGCTCTATGGCTGTGATGCCACGGCAAGTGATGTTGCAGTTGCCGGCATCACTCGGGACGCTGAGGTGAACGGCAAGGTCCTGACCTACCATCCCGACCGGGATCAGCCTGCCGAAAAGGCTGCGGCCCAGGGTGATCTGGCCGCTGTCGGCATTATCGTGCGCTGAGCGCGCGTGACTTTCGCCGTGCGCTAACGCCAGCCCCGAACTCCTCACATTTCAAATTTGATCCCTCGCGCCCTCAGGCCACGGGCCAATCCCGCGTGGCCAGTCGCTGGCGCGCCGCCGCAATAAAGGACTTCCCATGTCGATCCTCAATATCTTCAGTCAGGACGCCTTCAGCGTCATGCGCCTCACGGATGCGCTTCGTGAGATCAAATACACCCCGTCGCGCATTGGCCAGATGGGGCTGTTCCAAACGACCAGCATCGACACGCTTGATATCGCGATCGAGAAGGATAAGGAGCAGAACCGAATGCTGGTCTCGGCCAGCCCGCGTGGCGGTCCCGGCCAGACCTTCGACAAATCCAAACGCGCCATGCGGATGCTCAAGGTGCCCCACTTCCAGGTGGACGATGCGATCTATGCCGATGAGGTCCAGCAGGTGCGCGCCTTTGGGCAGGAAGTCGCCGTTGAGCGGTTGCAGCAGAAGATCGCGGACCGTGCGGCGGAAGCCAGCCAGTTCTTCGCGCTGACCGAGGAATACCACCGCCTGAACATCCTCAAGACCGGCCAGCTTCTGGACGCTGACGGCTCGGTGCTCTTTGACTATTTTACCGAGTTTGGCGAAAACCAGCAGGCCGTGGTCGACTTTGACCTCGACAACGCCAGTGCCACCGATGGTGCGCTGCGCAAAAAATGCGCCGGTGTCATCCGCCAGATGGCCGGCATTCTCGACGGTCTGCCCTACACGAGCGTCATCGCGCTGTGTGGCGACGCGTTCTTCGATGATCTGATCGGCCACAAGGAAGTCCGCGAGACCTACAAGGGCTATGCCGACGCCGCCTCACTGCGAAACGCTTACATCAATTCCGGCAATTCCGGCATCTATGGTGCGTTCGAGTTTGGCGGCATCACCTGGATGAACTACCGCGGTGGTCAGAATGTCGGCATCGAGACCGACAAGTGCCATCTCGTGCCCATGGGCGTGCCCGGTCTCTTCCGCACGGTCTATGCCCCGGCGGATTACATCGAGACGGTGAACACGCCGGGCCAGCGCCTCTATGGCAAGCAGTGGGAAATGCAGAACGGCAAGGGTGTGAACCTCGAGTTCCAGATGAACGCCCTGCAATACTGCACCCGTCCGCGCGTGCTGATCCCTGGCAAGCGCACCTGATTGGTGCGTGAGGCCGCCCGCTGAAAGGACCTGAGCCGTGGCTTCCATGTTTGACGATCTCGACGCCGCTCTCTCGGGCGCGATCAAGGGCGCCTTCGCGGAGGTTGCGGTTCATCGGCCGCGCGTTTCGGCCCAATATGTCGAGCGCGCAGTCGACCCGGACCGGCCGCAGCACCTCATCTACGGGGTGTTCTCCGCGGGCCCTGCAGATGACGGGCTGAAGGGGATCGCCCGGGGCTCCGAATTCTCGGGGACGACGCGCGTGGCATCGGCCAGCGCCGAGTTCTGGCTCGCCAGGGCGCAGGTCGATGGGCTGACCGCGCTTCCGGCCAAGGGCGACACGCTCACACTCACCAGCCGGGCTGCCAGCCCGACCTATGCGGTCTCCTCAGTTCAGCACACGGACATGGGCGACATGAACCTTATTCTCGTATGGGAGGACCTGCCGTCATGAGCCTGACCCGTCTTGCCATGCGCCTCGCGGCCGCCCGTGCGCTGCTCGACCGGACGCTGGCCGGGCCACGGGTCTTCGACAGCGCGGTCGACCCGATCGACCAGACCATTGCTGAACAGCGCCAGCCGCTGATTGTGCTGACGACTGATGAGCATGAGCTGGACGTCACCGGCCGCGATCTTGGCAGCGGAAACCATCGTTGTGAGCTGGTGATCGAGATCGCCATTGCATCCCGGGTCGAAGTGCCCGCGTCTGATGGGGACGGCGGTCAAATCACCATTGCCATTCCGCACACCGATGAAGGGATGGAGCTGACTCTCGACATCATGGAGCATCAGGTGGTCCGCGCCCTGAACCGCGACGACAACGCGTGGTCGCGTGTCTGGATGATGCTGGTCCCCCGGATCACTCGCAGCCTTTCCCGGCGCGGCGCATCGGCCGAAAACGGCGTGCGCTTTGCTGCGCGGCAGCTGGTCTTGAGCTGCGATCTGGTGGAAACGCCGGTTTCTGGCGGGGCTGTGGCGTCGACCAGCGCGTGGGGCCAGCTCCTCGCACTGATGGCCGCCGACGTGGCGCTGGCGGGCATCGCGAGCCTGCTGCGGGCAGAAATAGAGGGCGAGCTCGCGGATTGGCGCCGGGCTGCGGAAACACTCGGCGTGCCGCTGGAGGTGGCAAACCAGATCGGCATCGGGCCGGTTGCGGATCTTGACGCGGACCCGCAACCGCTCGCGGACATCACGTTTCTGGATTTCGACCAGACAGTCGTCTTTGAGCCACAAGGGTCATAGCCATGGCGATCCGCGAAATCGTCGAGCTCGTTGCGCGCGTGACCGATCTGGAGCGCCGTGTCGCAGGCGTCATGCGGCATGGCACGGTGGCGGAGGTCGACCCCGGACGCCAGCGCATCCGGCTCGATTTTGGACCCACGCATGGCGGACAGGGCCGGTTCCTGTCACCCTGGCTGCCTTATGCCCAGTTCTCGGGTGCGTTGCGTGTGCACACGCCGCCCACGGTTGGGCAGCAATTCACGGTGATGTCGCCTACGGGGGATTTCCAACAGGCGGTGGCGGTGCCGCTGACCCATCACGCGGGCAATCCGAGCCCCTCAACCGCGGGGGATGAGAATGTCATCACCTATGGCAATGCCCGGATGACGCTCGCGGATAATCTGGTGCATGTCGATGTGGGCGGGTCGATGCTGAAGTTGACAGCGGCAGAGATCACGCTTTCGACCAATGGCAGCAGCATCGTGCTGAACGCAGACGGCGTCACCATAAACGGTGCGCGGATTGATTTGAACTGATCGAAAAGGGGCACCTCATGCCAGCTGTCACCCGCCGCGGCGACGCCTGCACCGGGCATGGTTGCTGGCCGCCCCGGCCGAGCACGGGCGGCAGTCCGGATGTCTTTGCCAACAGGATCGCGGTCCACCGCCAGAGCGATGGATGGGATGCGCATACCTGTCCAGCGATCCCACAGACCCATGCCAGCGTGCTGGCCTCTGGATCCACCACGGTCTTTGCCAATGGCCGCCAGCTAGGGCGGATTGGCGATCCGGTGGCTTGTGGATCCTCAGTCGCTGCCGGGTCACCAGACGTTTTTGCCGGGGAATAAGGCTGCTGAAGTTCAAGGTTGGAAACGCCAACCTTGAAATCGCCACTGCGCTGCAAGGCGCGATATGCAGGAAAGGACATCGGAATGAACCGATACGCGATTACCGAGAAAGCTGGCCGCTTCATTGCGGGCCAGACCAACACTGGCGTGGGCACCGTGCTGACGCTGACCGACAAGCAGGCCGAGCATGAGCTTCGGCTTGGCACGCTGCGACGGCTCGATGTGCCGCCGGTGAAGGCCGAACCAGAGACCGATGAAGCGCTGGCAGAAACGCCCGCGGCCAAGGTAAGCAAGTCCAAGAAACCATCGCGCATCAAACCTGATCTTGGTGAGGATCATGCGACTGCTGATGATGCGGGCTGACCGGTGGCCACGCGCAGCATAAACCCGTCCGTTGGCCTGAACGCCGTAACGGGCGGTGTGATTGAGGGCTGGCCACACGTGGCCCAGAGCCTGCAGGACATCTTTACCACGCGGTTTGGCGCCCGGATCATGCGTGAATGGTATGGATCGTTTGTTCCGAACCTGCTGGGGCGCACCATCACGCCCAATGAGGTGACGCCGTGGTTTGCCGCGGTGACCTCTGCGATCGAGCAATTCGAGCCGCGCTACCGCGTGACCCGCATTCAGATCGTTGAGGTGACACGCGACGGTCGGCTGCATCTCTTCCTCGAGGGCGAGTACCGGCCACGGGCCACCTATGGCGACTTCACGGTTGAAGGCGCGCGCCGCATCAATGCCTATGCCAACCCGGACGGGGTGCTGATCGAGGAACGCGAGGCCCAAGCATGAGCCGTTTCACCGCCATCAACCTTTCCGGTCTGACGCCGCCGGATGTGATCGAGACGCTGGACTATGAGACAATCGTCACCGAGATGCGCGATGATCTGGTCGCGCGGTTTCCGGCGATCACCGGCGTCATTGATCTCGAAAGCGAGCCCGCGCGCAAGCTGATCGAGGCCTTCGCCTATCGCGAGATGCTCCTGCGTGCGCGGATCAATGATGCGGCCCGTTCGGCTTTGCTGGCCTCGTCTTACGGCAGCAACCTCGATCATCTGGCCGCATTGTTCGCCACGCAGCGGATGCAGGTCGAGGATGCTACCGGCGTGTTGGTGGTGGAAGACGATGATCGCCTGCGCCGTCGCGTGCAGCTGGCCCCAGAGGCGTTCTCCGTGGCCGGGCCTGAAGGGGCGTATGTCTATCATGCGCTCACCGCCGCGCCTTGGGCGCGCGATGCCACGGCGATCATGACGACGCCCGGCCGGGTGCGTGTCACCATGCTGCGGGCGGGACCTGATCCGGTTCCCAGCCTTACGGAACGCGAAACCGTCCGCCTGTCGCTCATCGACAATGACGTGCGCCCGCTGACGGACATGGTCGAAGTCCTGGGCCCCCAGGTTTACCGGGTCTCGGTCGAGGCAAAGCTGACCCTCTATCCGGGCCCTGACGGCAACGTGGTGCATCAACGCGCGCTCACCGCGCTGACGGAATGGATGGCAACGAACCGGATGCTGGGGATGAACCTGCGGCGTTCTGCGATCTTTTCGAAGTTGCATGTTGAAGGTGTGCATTCGGTGGATCTGGTTACGCCTGCTGCGGACATCGTGCTCGGCCCGACCGAGGTCTATGCCCTCGACGCCATGACCATCACTGTCGCGGCCCTGCGCGATGAATAGGATCCCCGTCCATGACCCGTGAGACCCTGCTGCCGGACAACCGGACGGCCTTCGAAGAGGCGGCCGATCTCACTGGCGCACGCATTGCCGATCTTCCCATCGGGTTGCGTCCGTTGGTGCAACCGCATCAGATCCCCAGCAGCCACCTGCCTTGGCTCGCTTGGAGCCTCTCGGTCGATCTGTGGGACAAGGACTGGCCGGAGGAGACAAAACGCGCGCGCACCGCGCGATCACTGCCGTTTCACGCGATCAAGGGCACACAGACCGCCATCGCGGAAGCGCTCGCCGTGATGGGGGCGCAAGCGCGGCGCTTTATCGTGCCGCCTGCCAAGACGTTCATGACACAGGCGCTCAGGGATGAGGAACGCGCCGCCTATCTCGACCGCTTTGCCCAGCTTCGGGTCTATCCGTTCATCGCCCGGGGTGTTTCCGGTCGGAACACCCGGTATCTTTCGGCGCCTGACGGCCCGGGCACGGCCTTTGCCGGGCCAAACAATCCGGTCTCAGTGCAGGGCACGCGCTATGTGCGCACCGCCAAGCTGCATGATCGTGGCCGCGAAACGACCCTGACGCTGCGCACGGTCACGCCAGAACGCGTTGGGGAGTTCAACACGATTGCCTATGACGAGGTGGTCCTAGCCCCCAAACCTACGGCGGCCATCCACCTGAACGTCGCGCCCAAAGCCCGCGCGTTTCTGATCGATGATATCGGTGTGCGCCAACGCATCGTGCGCCTCCCGCGGGCCACGACCTACAGCTACCGGCTGGGCCGCGAGCAATACACAACCGTGCTGCCAAAAGGCGAGCTGATCGATGTGCGCCCACAGCAGGTTGCTGAGACACATCCGCGCCGGTTTGGAGCGATTTTCCCCGGTGTGCCGTGCCAGCATGTGGCAGGCACGTTCCTGCCCGAGACCATCGCTTGGCAGTATCTCTATGATCGCTGGCACATCCACGATCCGGCCCGCGTGCTCGACGAGCGCAAGCGGTCCACCCATCTGGGCTACACCCGGCTCGGGATGCCGCCATACCACGCCGAGGTGCTGACCCGCATCACGGGGCGTCGGTATCCGCGCACGGTGGGCCGTTTCGTCAATGGCTATGTGGTGGCCGCCAGTACCAAGCCGGTCGCGGATGCGCGCGAGGCGGTGATGGTCGCCAAATCGCTGCGGGACAAGGTCCTGATCAACACCAAGACCTGGCGCGTGCCGCGACCGGGCGACCGCCGCACAGTGGGCGATATCACGCTCGGCACTTTGACAGAGGTTTGAGACATGGAACGCACCGTCATCTACCGCGATCGGCAGGAACTGCAATCCGCCGATCTCAACAACATGCAGGACTTTGCCCGCACCTCGATGGATCACATCGTCCGCGATGCGGTTGAAAGCGGCAAGGCCTATTCCGGCTTTTCCGCCACCAAGACCGCCGCGACCGAGATCACACTGTCGGCAGGCAGGCTTTACGCCGGTGGAGCGGTCTATGCGCGCGGTGAGGACATCATCGTTGATCTCTTCAACGTGCTGCCGCTGGTGACCCGCAAGCGCGTGGCGATTGTCAGCTTCGGCCAGGAGGTCGAGACGGATATCCAGCCGCGCGACTTTCTGATCGACGCGCAGACCGGCACCACTGAGCCGCAATCAGTCGCGATGGAGAGCCTTCGCCGCGCGGAAATCTCAACCGTGGCGGGTACCGAAGGGCCGGACCCCAGCTATCCCGCCACGGATGCCAATGTGACGGTCATCGCCTATGTGCTGCTCGACACCACCGGCGTTGTGGCGATCGAGCAGTGGCAGGCGACACAGCTGCCAAACCTGCGCAATGTCGCAAACCGCACGATTGCGCTGGAGCGCTGGCGCGGCCAGATCAGCGGCCAGGTCGATACGCTGCGTACGGATCTGTCGGCGCTGGCAGACCGGCTGGCGGGCTATGCCACCAAGGCCGAGATTGTGGAATTGACGGAGCAGCTCGATGAACTGCGCACCGAGGTCTATGCGCCGGGCGCTTATATCTACTACGGCACCAACCATTTCCTGACGGCTGATGGCTCAAATGTCGATCACCCCGATTTTGACGCGGTGGTCGAGGAAGGCATCCGGTTTCCACGGGCGGGGTCGGAAACGTCAGAGCTGGCGCTGCTGAACCCCAACAACGTCTATATCGCCAATACCAGCGGGTTCGTGCTGCCCAAATACGCCCATGGCATCCGGCTTGATCTGACGGGCTATGCCTCCGAGACGCGGCTGGCGCAGTACACCTTCGAGACCACGGATATTCGCCAGCTGACCCGAGCGCGCACGCGGCGGCGCTATGGCAATTCCATGGTGGTCTGCACCAACAGCCGCTGGTGGCGTCAAGGCACCTACGATCTGGCGGGCAATATCTTCCGCCGGGATGGAGAGACCTGGGAGGTCACCAACGGCCTGCCGGACCGCATGCCCAATGGCGCGCGCGTGCCCAACGGCAATGTGCACTGGATCCGGGTGCGGCGATTTTGGATCGACACCTATGAGGAGCAATACTGGGACCGGGTCACGACCACGGCCACGATCAACGGCCAACAAGTGGCGCAGACCTTCCTGAACTCGCAAGATGGCTGGCTGAGCCAGGTTGGGCTTTACTTCTCACGCAAGGCCGCTGCGGGGGATGTCACACTGCTGGTGACCGAGACCGCCTTTGGCATGCCGGACCTGTCCCGCGTGATCTCGCGCACAACGCTGCCAGTGGCGGATATTCAGGTGGGGGCGATCTCGACGGAGGTGGGCTTGCCGTCGCTGGTGGAGAGCAAACTGCCGATCACGCCAACCTTCCTGACGGCCGGACGGCGCTACGCGATCGTGCTGGTCACCACCGGTGATCATTATGTCGCCATGACCAATACCGACAACGGGGTCGTGCAGGGCACGTTCTTTGTCTCGACCGATGGCGCGTTCTTCGCGGGCAACCTCGTCGATGACATGAAAATGCGGCTCTACTTTGCGCGGTTCGAGCGCACACGGCTCTCGGTCGAGCTGACAGCGCTGCAGCTGGCAGGCGGCATTCTCGATCTTGATGTGCTGCACGAAGGCGTGACGCCGCCTGCCTGCCGCACGGATATCGAGGTGCAGGTGAACGGGGCCTGGGTGGCGCTTGATGGTGATACCAGCGGTCCGGACCTCTCGGGTCTGCCGGGCATCCTGCCGCTGCGCATGACGCTCACGGGCACCACGGACCTGATGCCGGGCTTTGGGCTTGCGGGCTCACAGACGGTCGCAACGCGGCCAAAGACTGCGTTCACCTGGGTGTCGGATGAGCGCACGCTCGGCTCGGCCACAACAAGCGTCAAGGTGGTCACCGACCTGCAGCATTTTGAAGAGGTGAACCACGATTGCACCGTGACGCTCATGACCGGTGCCGCGCTGGACGGGGTGGAGGCGGCCGATGTGGTTGAGGATGTGGTGCTGGCTGATGGGACGGTGCGGCGGACCTCGATCTTCAATGTAACCTCGGTCAGCACCTACGCGGTCAAGATCATTGGCTCAACTGTGAGCGCGGCAGTGCCGTTTCTCGTCAGTGAGCTGATCGAATACGCCCAGACCTGATCTGATTGAGGAGAAAGCCAAATGGCATCCAAACCAACCCACTACCGGGTGACGGTCAATCGTCCCCTTGAATTTGCCGGGGCCCGGTTTCGGCCCGGTGCGCGCTATACGGTGACGGCCGCCATCTTCGACGGCCTGCAAGCAGACCATCCGGAGGCGATCGCCACATCCGAGCCGCTGAAGAAAGGATGACGCCATGCTAAGGTTTGAAGACCTGAGGGTGCGGGACAACCAAGACCTCGACCGGGATTTCTTCAATCGCCGTTATCGCCTGATTGCTGAAAGCCTCGGTGATCTAGATGCGCAGCTTGCGCGCTTCCGCGGGGCCACCGACAATCTGGTGACCCTGGGGCTGTCGCGGGTAAATGAGGTCTTGGGTCCTGCGCTCGCCACCGCAACGGCGGCCGCCGAGAACGGGTTTCTGGTGGCCACGTCCTCGACGCCTCTTACTGTGTCGGTGGGCCTGCAGACCACCTTCGAGATCGACGACACGCCTGCGCGGGCGCTCTTTGCGCCTACGCCCTATGTCGTGCTGACGCGTGACGTCGACGAGAGCCTGAACGACTGGGCGGTGTTCCGGGTCGATAGCTACGCTCGGGCCAATGGCGGGCTGGCGGGCGAAGTGGTAGCCGTCAACGGCGATATCGGTGCGGCGGTGCACGATGATTGGGTGATTTCTGCCAGCGCGGGTCTTGCGGCCTCGGTGATCGAGACGGCCGCCGCAGTTTCAAGCGCGCTGGCCCTGGCCCAGCAGGCGGCACAGGATGCGGCTGCCGCTGCGGATATTGCCGAAAGCGTGCTGGCCAATGGGCCGGTGTCGTCCGTGAATGGCCAAGCCGGGGAAGTGGCGCTGGGGATCGGGGATATTCCGAACCTCACGGCGCAGCTCGCCAGCAAGGCGGCCAGCAGCCATGGTCATACGATTGCGCAGGTCTCCAACCTGCAATCAACGCTGACGGCGCTGCAAGGCAGGATCGATCTGGTCGATGGCGGAACGTATTGATGGAGGCAGGCACCATGCGATCCGCCCTGACACAGATGAGCACCAAGCTGGGCATCACCGATGTGCGCGATGTGCAGGTGGGTGAGGTTGTCGAAGATGGT